TAAAATAGTATCATCGCAAGAGCCCGCAGGAAAGGTTTACTCCCTTCAATCCTGCGGGCTTTGTGCTGCCCGGCTGCGACAGGGGAACACACATTTACTCACCCAACAGCCTGAATGTACCAGCCGGGCTTCTTTGATATTTCCCGCCGTCCGCAGGGGCGGTTTTTTTCATACCCCCGGGGCCTGCAAAGGCCCCCGGGGTCATTTTGTACCCCGGCCTTTCAAAACACCCCCTGCCTGCAAAAGGCCCCCTCCCCCCTTGAGGAGGACCGGCAGGCAGCACACCCCAAGGAGCTGCCCATGGCAAAGACCGTTGCACGCCCGGATCGGGACGGCACCCACCGGCTGGCGTTTGAACGCAACAAGAAAAAGATCTACGCGACCCAGACCGTGTGCGGTATCTGCGGCAAACCTGTGGATTTCAGCTACAAGTTTCCGCATCCGCTTTCGCCGTGCATCGACCATATCATTCCGGTGGCCAAGGGCGGCCACCCCAGCGACCTCGCCAATCTGCAGCTGGCGCATTTCTGGTGCAACCGGCAGAAGAGCGACAAGCTGTTCACGCCTGTGGAGCAGCAGACGGAGCCGGATGCAGATGCTTCCGTGGCCCTGCCGCTGAGCACCGACTGGACGGCGTACCGCAGCCGCTGAGACGGCCCGCAGCGCCGCTGGGACGCGCACGCAGGGACAGGGGGGATCCCCCCTCCCAGGGGGCCCTCTGACCTTCCCAGACCGTACTGTGAATATTTTCTCGTGAAAGGAGAATCCACCGCCCATGACCGACCTGAAAGGCATGGCCTATCTGCGCCGCCGCCTGAACCAGAAGCGCAGCCGAGTGCTGACCCGCTACAAGTATTACGAGATGAAGAACGCCGTGAAGGACTTTGGCAAGGTCACCCCGGATGAGTTCCGCTTTTTCAGCGAGACGCTGGGCTGGTGCGGCAAGGCGGTGGACGCTCTGGCCGACCGGCTGGTCTGGCGGGAGTTCCGGGACGATAACTTTGACCTGAACTCCATCTACCAGATGAACAACGCCGACACCCTGTTTGACAGCGCCGTGCTGTCGGCCCTCATTTCCAGCTGCTGCTTTCTGTACATCAGCCCGGACGGCAGCGGATATCCCCGGCTGCAGGTCATCGACGGCGGCAACGCCACCGGCATCCTGGACGAGGTGACCGGCCTGCTCACGGAAGGGTATGCCGTGCTAGCCCGTGACCCGGAGACGGACAAGCCCCTGCTGGAGGCCTACTTCACAGCGGACAACACCTGGTATTACCCCGACGGCCAGAAGCCGTATCAGGTGCCCAACCCCGCACCGGGCCCGCTGCTGGTGCCCGTCGTGTACCGCCCGGACGCCAAGCGGCCCTTTGGCCACAGCCGCATCTCCCGTGCCTGCATGGGCCTGCAGCAGGGAGCCCTGCGCACCCTCAAGCGCAGCGAGATCAGCGCCGAGTTCTATTCCTTCCCGCAGAAATATGTGCTGGGCACCTCCAACGACGCCGAGCAGATGGACAAGTGGAAGGCCACCATCTCCAGTTTTCTGGAATTCACCAAGGACGAGGACGGCGACAAGCCGGTGGTGGGCCAGTTCACCCAGCAGAGCATGAGCCCCTACACCGAGCAGCTGCGCACCTTCGCCGCCCTGTTTGCAGGTGAGACCGGCCTGACGCTGGATGATCTGGGCTTCGTCACCGACAACCCCTCCAGCGCCGAGGCCATTAAGTCCAGCCACGAGAGCCTGCGCCTGGCCGCCCGCAAGGCACAGCGCACCTTTGGCAGCGGCTTCCTGAACGCCGGGTATCTGGCCGCCTGTATGCGGGACGGCATTGCCTACCAGCGCCAGCAGCTCTACCTCACCCGCCCGGTGTGGGAGCCGGTGTTTGAACCGGACGCCGCCACCCTGTCCGGCATCGGGGACGCCGTGGGCAAGATCAACACGGCCGTCCCCGGTTATTTCGGTGCGGAGAACCTGCGGGACCTGACCGGTATCCGCTCCGAGAGCTGAGGAGGCACCCATGGCCGACAAGGACATTGCCCCGGAGCTGCTGGAGCGCATCCGGGCCGACTTCCGGGCGCTGCTGGGCGACGCAAAGCCCGCCGCCGACACCTACGCTGCCGCTGCAGATTACGCCGAGCTTGTGGGCAGCGCCCTGGCCGAGGCCTTCCGCCGCAACCTGACCGCCGACGCCCTGCCGGACGGCAGGCTGTACTGGAACATCGCCGACCGGGTGGTGCGCCCCCTGCTGGAAGAGGAGCACCTGCTGGTGGCGGACGCTTCCGCTGCCGTGCAGCAGGCGCTGAACCGGCAAGCGAACCTTGGCATTGCCCCGCAGCGGGCCGTGCTGGACACCGACGCTGTGGACGGCCTGCTGAACAAGGTGTCCACGGCGGAGCAGTTTGCGGATGTGGCGTGGGCACTGGACGAGCCGGTGCGCACCTTCTCCCGCATGGTGGTGGACGACACCCTGAAACGCAACGTGGATTTTCAGGGCAAGGCCGGGCTGCGGCCCCGTGTCATCCGCACCGCCGAGAGCCACTGCTGCAAATGGTGCAGCGCGCTGGCCGGCACTTACGATTACCCCCGTGTGCCCAAAGACGTTTACCGCCGCCACGAGCGCTGCCGCTGCCGGGTGGAGTACGACCCCGGCGAGGGACGGCGGCAGAACGTGTGGAACAAGACCTGGACGGAGGATGAGGACGCCCGGCAGGCACGCAGGGAGTTCGCAGAAATACCGCTTCCGAATAAAGTACGTCTGCCCCAAGAGTCACCGCTGCAGAGCGTCCTGCCGGAATATTTGCGGACGGCTTCACCGGGCGTTGGCTCTATCACATATGATACAGGTTATGACATGGCACGCCATGCAGACGAAATAAAAACAGCACAATGGCTGCACGACCATCTGGGCGGCGACATTATGCTGTTGAACGAAGCAAACAATTATAAGGCAATGACGCCGGACTACATTTGGAATGGGAAGCTATGGGACTTAAAAACAGCTTCTACAGAAAAATCTGCAAACAGCGCTGTTCGGCATGGGCTGAAGCAGATTCAAGAAAATCCGGGCGGCATTATTTTGAACTATGGACAGAATATAATTTCTGTTGATTCGCTGAAAGAAGTTCTCCGAAAAAGGCTGACTGCCAGCGCAACTCAAAACGTAGATATTCTTGTTATCTGCAAGGATGAATTGCTCACGGTTCAGCGTTTTGTTGCAAAAAAATAGAGGTGTCGAGCCCCCACCATATAGCGGAGGCGCACCTCTATTTATTTTATACCATATTTTCGATTTGTCGTCAACATCCTAGAAGGAGGAACCCAGCCCACCATGCCGCGTACGCGAAAACGGACAGCCCCGGCAAGGCTGGGGCGTCAGACGCCCACCGCTGCCGTGGTGCTGCCCTACACCAAAACCTTCGGCCAGGACGCCATCGACCTGTACAACTCCACCGGGCGCATCGCCCAGCAGTGGCAGGAGCTGCTGCTGTATGACATTCTTGCCCGCAACGAGGATGACCTGTGGGTGCATACCAAGTTCGGCTATGCCGTGCCCCGCCGCAACGGCAAGAACGAGATCGCCGCCATCCGGGAGCTGTACGGCCTGCAGCAGGGCGAGAGCATCCTGCACACCGCCCACCGCACCACCACCTCCCGGTCTGCCTGGGAGCGCCTGTGCCACCTGCTGGACAAAGCAAAGATTCCCTACAAATCCATTCAGGCCGTGGGCCGGGAGCACATCCAGCTGGAAGAGGGCGAGGGCCGCATCGAGTTCCGCACCCGCTCTTCCAAAGGCGGCCTGGGCGAGGGCTTTGACCTGCTGGTCATCGACGAGGCCCAGGAGTACACCGACGACCAGGCCAGTGCCCTGAAGTATGTGGTCACTGACAGCGAGAACCCGCAGACCCTGTTCTGCGGCACCCCGCCCACGCCGGTGTCCTCCGGCACGGTGTTCCTCAAAATGCGCAACGCCGCCCTGCGGGGCGACACGCAGAACACCGGCTGGGCCGAGTGGAGCGTGGAGCAGCAGACCGCCCCCCACGACGTGGAGGCCTGGTATCAGACGAACCCCAGCCTCGGCACCATCTTCACCGAGCGCAGTGTGGCGGATGAGATCGGCGATGACCCCATCGACTTCAACATCCAGCGTCTGGGGCTGTGGCTTCGGTACAACCTCAAATCGGCCATCAGCCGGGCAGAGTGGGACGAACTGAAAACCGACACCCTGCCCAAGCTCACCGGCAAGCTGTATGCCGGCATCAAGTTCAGCACCGACGGCACCAGCTGTGCGCTGGCCGTTGCGTGCCGCACTAAAGACAACGCGATCTTCGTGGAAGCCATCGGCTGCCATCCTACCCGGGACGGCAGCGGGTGGCTTCTCGATTTTCTATCCAAAGCCGACCTTGCCGCCGTGGCGGTGGACGGGGCCAGCGGGCAGCAGCTTCTGGCCGACGCCATGAAGGCCGCCCATCTCAAGGCCCCCGTGCTGCCCACGGTCAAGCAGGTCATCACCGCCAATGCCGCCTTTGAGCAGGCCATTTTCGCAAAAGCTCTGTGTCATGCCGGCCAGCCCGGCCTTGCGCAGGCCGCTTCCAACTGCGAAAAGCGGGCCATCGGCTCCAACGGCGGCTTCGGTTACCGCTCTCTCACGGAGGGCGGCCACATCGAGCTGCTGGACAGCGTGATCCTTGCCCACTGGCAGTGTGCCGAGGGCAAAGGCAAGCGCCGGCAGCGCATCCGCTATTAACAGGCCACCCGGGCCTGTTTTTTGTTGCCATAAAGGAGGGTATTCCATGGCAGAAGCATTTGAACCCATTACCACGCAGGAGGCGTTTGAGGCCGCTGTCGCCGACAGGCTGGCCCCTTACGCCGACTACAACGACCTCAAGGCCCAGAACGAGGCCCTCACCGGTCAGGTTGCGGAGCTGAACACCCGCTGCCAGACCTACGAGACGGACGCGCTCAAGATCCGCGTCGCTCACGAGGTGGGCCTGCCGTTCGACCTGGCGGGCCGTCTGACCGGCTCCAAGGAAGAGGACATCCGCAAGGACGCCCAGCACCTGCTGCAGCTGATCAAGCCCAAGACCCCGCCCGCACCCCTGCGCGGCGACCCCGACCCCAGCGGCAGCGGCAAAAAGGCCGCCTGGCGCAGTTTCGCAAACCAGCTGATGAACAACGAGTAAAGGAGAACACATCATGGCAGATATTCTGAGCAAAGGCTCCCTGTTCCCGGAGGAGCTGATCCCCGGCTTTATCCAGAAAACCACCGGCGCGTCCGCGCTGGCCAAGCTCTGCGGCGCAACCCCCATTGCCTTCAACGGCCAGAAGGAATTCACCTTCACGCTGGACAAGGAAGTGGACATCGTGGCAGAAAATGGTGCCAAGGGCAAGGGCGGCATGACCGTGGAGCCCATCACCATCGTGCCCATCAAGATCGAGTATGGCGCGCGCGTGTCCGACGAGTTCCTGTACGCCTCCGAGGACGCCCGGATGGACGTTCTGAGCGCCTTTGCGGACGGCTTTGCCAAGAAGGTGGCCAAGGGTCTGGACCTCATGGCCTTCCACGGCGTCAACCCCCGCACCGGCACCGTGTCCGGCGTCATCGGCACCAACCACTTTGACAGCAAGGTCACCCAGGCCGTGACCATTGCCGCCTCCGACAAGCCCGACACCAACGTGGAAGCCGCCATTGCCCTGGTGCAGGGTGCGGAGCGGGACGTTACCGGCATGGTGCTGGCCCCCAGCTTCAAGAGCGCTCTGGCGGCCCAGACCACCACCGACGGTGCCAAGCTGTACCCGCAGCTGGCCTGGGGTGCAAACCCCGGCGAGGTGAACGGCCTGCGGGTGGAATCCACCTCCAACCTGTCCGCCGGTTCCAGCCTGGACCGTGCACTGGTGGGCGACTTCACCAACTGCTTCAAGTGGGGCTACGCCAAGGAGATGCCCATTGAGGTGATCCAGTACGGCAATCCCGACAACGATGCGGATCTGGGTGACCTGAAGGGCCACAACCAGGTATACCTGCGCGGCGAGGCCTACATCGGCTGGGGCATCCTGGATCCGTCCGCATTCGCCCACATCAAGGCCAACGCCTAAGGAGGACACGCCATGCTGTACCGCAACAAGCGCACCGGCGCTGTGATCGAGACGCCCTGCCGCGTTTCCGGCGGGGACTGGGAGCCCGTCAAGGCAGAAAAGGCGGCCAAACCAAAGGCTGCCGCCAAGGAGAAACCGGAGGCTGCTGAATGAGCTACGCCACCGTGGAGGACATGACCGCTCTGTGGCGTCCCATGACCGCTGCCGAGCAGGCAAGGGCGTCCCCCTTGCTGGATATCATTTCGGCCAGCCTGGACGTGGAGGCCCGCAAGGCAGGCAAAGACCTGCCCGCCCTGGTAGCTGCTGACCCGGCACTGGCCATGGTAGCCAAGAGCGTGGCCGTGGATGTGGCCGCCCGCACCCTGATGACCAGCACGAACCAGGAGCCTATGACCCAGCTCACCCAGGCAGCCGGCGGCTACTCGGCGTCCGGGTCCTTTCTGGTGCCCGGCGGCGGCCTGTTCATCAAAAAATCGGAGCTGGCCCGGCTGGGCCTGCGCCGTCAGCGGATAGGAGTGATCGAACCCTATGGCTCTGATTAAGGGCATCCCCGTCATCCTCTATGAGCGCACCCAGACCGGCGAGGATGCTTTTCACGCCCCGGTTTACACCGAAACACCGGTCACGGTGGAAAATGTGCTCATCACGCCGGTGGACAATGCCGCCGTGGTCACCGACCTGCAGCTCACGGGCCGCCGGGTGGCCTACGAGCTGTGCATCCCGAAAGGCGACGCTCACCGCTGGGAGGGCTGCACCGTGGAATTCTTCGGCCAGAAATGGCGGGTGTACGGCGGTGCCTCCCAGTACATCGAGGCGCTTGTGCCTCTGGCCTGGAACAAGAAAGTGCAGGTGGAACGGATTGAATAACGTCAAGGTCAGGCTGAACAAGAAAGGCGTCGGCAAGCTGCTGAAAAGTAAGGAACTGGCCGACGGCCTGAACCGCCTTGCCTTTGCGGCCCAGAGCCGCTTGGGCGACGGGTACGAAGCCGTGTACTACACCGCACCCACCCGTGCCGTGGCGGAAGTCCGGGCGGAAAGCTATGCCGCCCGCAAGGAAAACGCTGACACCAATTCGATTCTGAAGGCACTGAAATGATATGATCGAAGAAATCATCCAGAGCTATCTGAGAGAAAACGGGTTTCCCTGTTCCATGTCCGTGCCGGAGAACGCCTCCGGCAATTTTTGTGTGCTGGAAAAGACCGGCTCTGCCTACGAGGACGGCCTCTTCGCTGCAACGCTGGCGGTGCAGTCCTACGGCGACAGCGACTATGCCGCTGCGCAGCTGAGCCATCGCGTGGTGCAGACCATGCTGGACGCAGACACCCTGCCGGAAGTCGTTTCCTGCACCCTGAATACCGACTACAACTACCCCGACACCACGCGAAAACGGCCCCGCTATCAGGCCGTTTTTGATCTGGTGCATTATTGAGAAAGGAAGATCTTATGGATGCGAAAAATGTGACCGCTGCGAAGCCCAAGGTGGGCGGTGCGATCTACCGCGCCCCGCTGAACACGACCCTGCCCACGGATGCGAAGACCGCGCTGGCGACTGCGTTCAAGTCGCTGGGCTATATCTCCAAGGACGGCATTGTCAATTCGAACAGCCCCTCCAACACGAACGAGGTGGCCTGGGGCGGCGATGCTGTTCTGACGACCCAGACCGAGAAGCCGGACACCTTCAAGTTCACCCTGATCGAGGGGCTGAACGTGGAAGTCCTCAAGTCCGTATACGGCGATGACAATGTGACCGGCACGCTGGATAAGGGCATCACCATCAAGGCAAATGCCGACGAGCAGCCGTTCTGCGCATGGGTCGCGGACATGGTGATGAAGAACAACGTCAAAAAGCGGATCGTCATCCCCTGCGGCAAGGTGACGGCGGTGGGCGACATCACCTATGCGGACGGTTCCGTCGTGGGCTATCAGACCACCGTGACCGCCATCCCGAATGCCAGCGGCGACACCCACTATGAGTATCTGTACGGCGGAACGGATGTTCTGCCTGCAAGCAACGAGGAGGTTTGAGCAAAATGGAAAAAGTGAAGACCAGTTCCGGTTTCGAGATCGAGTTGGCAGAAGAGACCATGAACAACATGGAGCTTCTGGACGCCCTGGCTGACCTGAGCGCAGGCGACGGCATCCAGCTGTGCCGCATCATTCCCATGGTGCTGGGCAAGGAAGGCAAGAAGCGTCTGTACGAGCACCTCCGCCTGCCCGACGGCCGTGTCCCGGCAGATGCAGTGGACCGCGAGGTCGGCGAGATCCTGAAGGCTCTGCAGGCCGGAAAAAACTCCTCGTCCTCGCCCGACTGATCGCAGCGGACGAGGATGCGCTGGTCTGCGATTTTGCGCAGGTCTACCATGTTCTGGACTGGCGCAGCCTTCCGGTCCGCCTTGCGGCAACGCTGGCAGCCGGTCTTCCGCCGGACAGCCGCAGCATGATGCTCCTTGCAGGCGAGACGGTCACGCTGGAAAACACCCTTCGGGCCATCATCGCGGACAGCCTGTCCCGGTTTGAGTGGCGGATGTTTGCCGCACCTGGTTCGCCGCGGCCCGCATCCATTCTGGCCGCGCTGCACGGCATGAGCGAGGAAGAGCCCAGCAACATCCAGACCTTTGACAGCCCGGAAGAGTTCGAGGCCGCGATGGCAGCCATTGAGGGAGGTGAGACAGATGGCCATTGAACTGGCAAAGGCCTACGTGCAGATCGTGCCGTCGGCAGAAGGCATTCAGGGAAGCATCACGAGCCTGCTGGGCGGTGAAGCAAGCCGTGCCGGTGACAACGCAGGCACGATCCTGGGTTCCCGGCTGGTCAGCACCATGAAGAAGGTCCTGGGCGGCGCGGCGATCGGAAAATTCGTTGCGGAGTCCATCGGCTCCGGCGCAGAGCTGGAACAGAGCATCGGCGGCATCGAGACGCTGTTCAAGGACAGCGCCGGTGCGGTCAAAGAAGCCGCAGCCAATGCCTATAAAACGGCGGGGCTGAGCGCCAATGCGTACATGGAGCAGACCACCAGCTTCGCGGCAAGCCTGCTGCAAAGCCTGGGCAACAACACCCGCGCTGCCGCCGATGTGGCACAAATGGCGATGACGGATATGTCCGACAACGCAAACAAGATGGGAACCGACATGGTCTCCATCCAGAATGCCTATCAGGGGTTTGCAAAATCCAACTATACGATAAATCGAATGTCTGCTGCATGAGCAATCATGCAGTATGCGTGTGTGAACTCTACCAGAGGTGTGAGACTAAAACAGCAGCAGGAAATGGCTGCTTGAAATAGCCTTGCTAACAGGGAAACTCTAAACCGCACGGCTTTTGCGGCATGACAATCCTGTGCAAAGTCTATCACAAATTTCACTTGTAAAGCAGATGAAGTTATGATAATATCAGTGATAGAAATGTTTAACGACTATCGGTTCGTCACCGAGTACAGCGTCTATTGGTACGACGTTGGAAGTGCACACCAACTTTTTCAGGAGAAAGCCATGGAGATTTGGAAACCCATCAAAGATTTACCCGGATATTCGGTCAGCAATGAGGGCCGTGTCCGCAAAGACAGCACTGGCCAGATTATGGTGCTAAGCAAAAACGGCGGATATTGCCGTATTACGGTTACAAAGCACGTCCATCGACTGGTTGCAGAAGCGTTTCTGGATGAGCCAGAAAACGAAGAACAATGCTGGGTAGATCATATTGATGGGAACCGCTCGAATAATCACGTTGAGAATTTGCGCTGGGTCACACCCTCTGAAAATGCTCTCTCTTTCGGATATCATTCCCGAATTAAAAACAAAAAACGTGCTGTCCGAGCGACGCATCTCGATGGAACCACCATTCTTTTTGAGTCCCGGCAGGATGCTGCGGAATATTTCGGGTGTAACGATAGCGAGATTTTATACAATCACCGCTATCTGAAACATTCATCCGTTAAACGCAGTAATCCAAACGCCCACGATAAAAAAGGCTGGATTTTTGAAAAAGTTGAAGATATAGTCTAATCCCTGAAAGCCATATGCAGAAATGCGTATGGCTTTTTCAATACCGGGAAACCGGGGGTAACAAATGGCTCGATAACTTAAAGCTCGGTTACGGTGGAACCAAAACGGAAATGGAACGCTTGCTGGCCGATGCGGAGAAGATCACCGGCATCCACTACGACCTGAGCAGCCTGGCGGACGTGTACAATGCGATCCACGTCATTCAGGGGGAACTGGATATCACCGGAACGACAGCCAAGGAAGCGGAGACTACACTGTCCGGCTCGTTCAATGCGATGAAAGCCGCAGCGGAAAACGTGCTGGGGAACCTTGCGCTGGGCGAAGAGATGACTCCGTCGCTGGAAGCGCTGGTCGATACCACAAAGACGTATCTGACCGGAAATCTGCTGCCTGCGATCGGCAACGTGGTCAGCAGTGTGCCGGAGCTGGTCACAACGCTGGTTCCGGAGATCCTGCAAAGCGGTACCGCGCTGGTGCAGTCTCTCGGCAGCGGCTTTCTGGCGGGCGTACCGCAGTTCTTTTCCAGTGCGCTCCCCGCGCTGCTGGCGTTTACGGACGACCTCCGCGCCAACTTCGGCAGTTTTGTTTCGGCGGGCGTGGATATGATCGTCAGTCTTGCCAACGGCATTGTGGATGGCCTGCCGCAGCTCTTCGCGTACATTCCGGATATCGTCATCAACATTGCCGGGCTCATCAACGACAATGCACCCAAGATCCTCGCGGGCGGTGCGGCGCTGGTCGTTGCGCTGGGGCGCGGCATCATTCAGAGCATCCCGCTGATCGTTCAGAATGCGGGGGAGATCGTGGAAGCGGTCTTCTCCGTGATCTCTGCGTTCAACTGGCTCAACCTCGGTGCCAGCCTGCTGCAAAGCATTGGCAACGGCGTGAAGAGCATGGGCTCCAGCCTAGTGCAGGCCTTTCAGAGCGGCTTTACCGGGGCGCTGCAATGGCTGAAGAGTCTTCCTTCGCAGGTCTTCAACATCGGCAAGGATGTGCTTCAGAACTTCATCCATGCGATCACCGGCAAAGGAGCCGTGGCCACGGCGGCAACGGTGGGCGTCCAGCTCGTCCGGACATCCGAGAGCGACAAGGACTGGGGGCTCAGCGACGAAGTCGTCGATAAGGCCGAAGTCAATGCGTTCAAGGTCCAGAATCTCGCCAAGCAGACCGGGAGCGCGGTCTCCACTGCGGCAAGCAGCGCTGCCGCCTCTACGGAAAAAACGGCGCAGGCCGCACAGTCTGTCACCAAGACCGTCCTCTCAGCCCTGACCGACGCGGCCACGTCCTACTCCTCCAACGAGTACGGGCAGATCACGACATCTGTCACCGAGCTGACCGAGCACATCAAGGACAGCACCGGCAAAGTCTACGACCAGCTGACCCGCACCACCACCGAGTCCGGCAAGGAGCTGGTGAACGGCGTGGTGAAGAACTACAAGCTGGTCACCAAAGAAGTCACAGACGAGAACGGCAAGGTCACCACCACGACCCAGAAGACCTATGAGGACGCCTCGAAGTCGCTGGTCTCGACCCTGACGCAGACCGCGCAGACGCTGAAGAACGGCATCTCCACGACCATCGAGTCGGTGACGAAGAAATATCAGGACGGCTCCGAGCACATCGAGCAGACGGCCACCGAGACCGGCACCCGCATCGTCAACGGGGCGCTGGAGACCTACACGAAGGTCAAGACCCTGATGGACGGCGTGGAGACCGACAGCAAGGAGACCTCGCAGGCCGTCGTCAGCCAGTACGACACCCTGACCAGCAACTACGGTGCTGCCGCCGAAAGGGTGGCCCAGCTGCGGGCCGCTTACAAGGAGTCCGCGGCCAGTACCGGGGAGTTCTCGGAACAGACGCTGCGAATCGGTTATCTGCTCACAGAAGAAGAGGAAAATCTCGATGCGGCAAGCAAAGCCCTGAAGGAATACCAGAAGAACAACAGCCGCGCAAATGCCCAGGCAAACAAGTTCAAGAACCTTCTCAGCGAGTCCAATGCGGCGTTTTCGGATTTTGGCAGCTCTCTGACCAGCCTGGGCGAGTTCTTCGACAGCGAAGTCTTGCAGAACGCCGGGAGCTTTTTCACGATCATCACCAACGGCGTGTCGCAGGCCCTCAATTTTGCCACAAGCGTTGAAACGCTGGTCACGACGCTGCAAACCCTGAAGACCGCCATCGAGGCCGTCAACGCCACCGGCGGCATCTCCAGCGTGGTCTCCGGCATCGGTAAGCTCATCGGGGCAGGCGGCGCAACGGTCGCTGCAGGCACCGCCGGGGCCGCAACGGCCGGAACTGCAACGGTCGCCGCAGGCACCGCAGGTGCGGGCGCAGCTACTGCGGGAACCGGGCTGGCCGCACTGGGTCTGTCCATCCCGCAGATCGGCCTCATCGTGGCCGGTGTGCTGGCGGTGGGTGCTGTGGGTTACGGCATCTACAAGTGGGCCACGAAGGACAAGGACCAGACCGAGAAAAAGGCCAGCTCCAAGCTGTCCTACAAGGACATCCAGGACGCCTACTGGTACGGCAATGAGCGGGCCTTTGCGGGCTACGACTACCGCACGGACCCTTACACCTTCCGCCAGCAGTCCACGATGAGCGACTACCAGAACAAGATGCAGGCCGAGCTTGCCCGCATCGGTGAGTTTGTGGAAAAGTATCTGCCGGAGACCGGCAAGGGCGTCGTCGCTCTGGACGGCGAAGAGGTGGCCCGCATCATCACACCGAGCGTCAACGCAAATCTGGGCCAGCTGGCCGTTTTGAGCGGAAGGGGGAACTGAAACAATGTACGAGATTTACGGCTATCCCTACGGCAACCCGGACGCGGAGCTGCTCATCTATCAGCCGGGCAACAAAAACGGCACGGTCCTCAGCCCGAAACTGACCCGCGAAGTCAGCAAGGGCGGGAGCCTGACCTTCACCATGACCCGTGAACATCCGATGTACGAGATGCTGCAAAAGATGTCCACGGTGGTCGTGGTGAAGCAGGACGGAAAGGAGACCTGGCGCGGGCGCATCTTCAGCCATGAGGCGGACTGGTACAACAACCGGTCGATCTACTGCGAAGGTGCGCTCTCGTTTTTCAACGATTCCTGCGTGACGCCGTTCAACTATGAGGGGACCCTGAAGGAGTTCCTTCAGCACCTCATCGACGTGCACAACGCGCAGGTCGGCCAGAAGATGAAGATGTTCGAGCTGGGCACCGTGACGGCAGCCCTGGGCAACCAGGTGGTCCACTTCGGCGACGCAGACCAGTACGGCGTGGGCGAGGACTACGGCAAGGTCTGGGACATCATCGACAAGCTGGTGCTCAAGACCTTCGGCGGGTACGCCTACTGCGTTTTTGACGCAGCGACGGGTTACAATGTCCTGTGCTATTGCGACCAGGCAGTGGAAGAAAAGCGGGTGACGGCCCAAAAAATCGAGTACGGCGTCAACCTGCTCGACCTGACCGAAAAGACCGACACGAACGGCTTATACACCCGTATCTATCCGGTGGGCAACAAGCACACTGTGAAAGAAACCCGGTGGAAGTATAAGTTCAAGTGGCTCCCCGGCGGGCTGGGAAAATACACGGATGAGCACGAGGAGCGCTACGGCATCATGGATACCGACTCCGCGACCATCCAGAAATATCTGCCGCCGTCCGGATACCGGTACGATCTGGAGGACGGCTACATCGAGAACACCGACGCAGTCAAAAAGTTCGGCATCATCGCCCGCATCGTGGAGTTCGACACCGACAGTGCCAACGATACCTTTGCCGCCGGTGTGCAGGCGCTTCAGCAGAACCATCTGATGGTCACGAGCTACACCATCAAGGCCGTGGACCTTGTGGACGCAGGCGAGGCCACCGAGCGCCTGACCTTCGCCTGTTATGCCCACATCCTGAGCGCTCCGCACAGCGTCGATGCCGTCATGCTCTGCTCCAAGCTGACCGAGCCGCTCGACCACCCCGAAAAGAAAGAGTACAGCTTCGGCATGACCCGCCGCACCCTGACCGACCGGCATGTGGAAAACCTCGGCAAGACGAACCTTATCAGTGAGTCCAACGCGGCTTCCGAAAAGTACGCCGAGAATCTGCTGAATCAGCTCTTTGCCTACAAGCGCGACACCAATGCAAAGCTGGGAGACATCTCTTCGGACCTGACTGCCGCCGTCAAGAAAATGGTCAACTTGCAGGATCAGATCGACGACAACATCACGTCGTGGTTCTACGAGGGCGTCCCCACTGCATCCAACGCGCCCGCGAAGGACTGGACCACCGACACGGCCAAAAAACAGCACGTCGGTGATCTGTACTATGACAAAAAAACAGGTCTGGGCTACCGCTGGGTCGCAGATGGCAGCGCGTACACCTGGACCCTCATCCGCGATACCGGCGTCGCAAAAGCTCTGGCCGACGCTGCGGCAGCACAGTCTGCGGCAGACGGAAAAGTCCGGAACTTTATCAAGACCCCGACACCACCGTATGATGTGGGCGATATCTGGATGTGCAGCGAGGACTGCGAGATCAGCAACGTGGACGGAGGCGCTGCCCATGCGGTGCGTTTTTCTGCCGGTGAGATCTACCGTGCCTATGTATCCCGTGCAGAGGGTGAAACAGACGGTAGAGACTGGAAGCTGGCCTCCAAGTACACGGACGACACTGTCGCCAACGCAGCCCAAAACACTGCAAACCAGGCAAAGAAAGACGCCGCAGAAGCCGCCAAGACCGCGACGAACTTTCTGGAGTTCAACCAGACCGACGGCCTGATCGTCCGGCATGAGTCCCTGCCCGGCAAGCGGGTGCAGATCACCAACGACGGCGTAAAGGTCCTCAACAATTCCAGCATGGTCAATATTAAATCGGACAGCATCTCCATCACCGACGGCAACGGAAGCTGTACCATCAATTCCGGTCAAATCACATTTCATGGAATCCGAAATACCAAAATTGCCGACATCACCGATGCAGGCACCCAGTCGTACGGCGGCGTTTGGTTTGGATTTGATCTGAACAATTATTCGTCGATCATATTAACATATGAAAGCTACACAGACGACTCTTGGTGGAGTCGTGACGGTGCAACTGGCTATGTTTCTGTAGTCCTCCCTGTCAATGGGGAAAAATTCACCATTGCAATGCCTTGGAACACACCGCATTTTCGAACTGTTAGGGTTCAAAAAAACGGGATTCAGTTCGGTGGAGGATGGCAGAGAAAGTCAAATTATAATCTGGGTGTTATAAAATCATTCGATCTCGAAACTCCGTGGACGTCAGGCTGGAAAGCAAATGATTGCGTCTGTGTTCCAAAGTCAATCTATGGTTTGATGTGAGGTGAGAAAAATGCAGCGAAAAGGTTGGAAATACTGCGCAAAGGTATGCTCGGACGGGCGACTGTATGCTGGCTGTTGGGCAATCGACGAAATCGTCCCCAAGGAGCGTCTGGAACAGTATTATATCGCAGCGGAAGTTCCCGATAACATTGGTGACGGGCACAACTATATCTGGGATGGAGAGGCCCTGACTTACAGCCCTGTGGAGAAGCCTGCAACGAACGAAGAGGAGGCTGCGACCGAATGACCTACTACGAATCCCTCGAAGACATGGCAGCCCACAATCCAAATCTGAACGACATGCGGGTCCTCTTCGGCAGCGAGACCGTTTCTCTGCGGACACGGTTCGGTCTGTGGCTTAACAAAGGCTCACCGACCATCGGAAAACCTGAGACCGAATCGAATCTGGTCTATGTGCCCGGTTCCGACAAGGTGCTGAACCTGACCCGTGCGCTGGACGGTAAAGTCCACTACAAACAGCGGACCATTTCCGCAGAGTTCACCGTCCTCCGCCCTAAAAAGCAGCTGGACAGCCTTCGGTATGAGATGGAGACCATCCTGCAAGGGCAGTGGCTCCGGTTCTACTTTGTGCAGGGCGGCGAACTGTGGGACGGCCTGTTTGACGTGGAGATGACGCCGGGCGACCACAACGCGACCGTCAGCATCAAAGTGACCTGCGACCCGTTCCGGAAAGGTCTGATCGGAGGGACTGAGATTCCAGTGCAGAGCGTGACCATGAACAGGACCAGTCTCTCCCTGAAAGCGGGGGACAGCAGTATACTGGTGGCCACGGTCCTGCCCGCGAATGCTACAAATCCGACCGTCGCGTGGTCCTCGACTAACAGCACCGTTGCAGAGGTGAAAAATGGCGTTGTGACCGCCTTGCAAAGCGGCAACTGTACCATAAAGGCATCCGCGCAAAACGGGAAAAGTGCAGCCTGTTCGGTGCTTGTACAGGAGGTCATTACCACCAATAGCGCCATTTTGGGCAAATGTACACTTGGCAGCATGAGCCTTGGAAGGAGCTGAAAGAATGCGCTACATCAAACAAAATTTTGTGGACGGTCAGACCCTGACCGCTGCACAGCTGAACTACATCGAACAGGGCATCTCGGACGCGGCGGAGGCCATCAACGCGCTTGAACAGAATCCCGGCGGCACAGCAGAACTGACCATCGGCACCGTGACCACGGGTGCACAGGCCGCAGCAAGCATCACGAACGGCAAACTGAACCTTGTGCTGCCGGTGACGAACATAGGCGGCGGAAGCGGCATCTCGGATGCAGCAAAGCGTTACATTCTGGCTCTGTTTGAGAATGCTGCCTACAAAAACGGCACGATGCAGGCGACTTACAACGCGCTGAAAGCGGAGTGGGGGATGGGGTCCGGCACCACTGTTACTCCCAGCCAGCCGGACAATACTCTGCCGACGCCGCTGTACAAGCTGGCCGCGCAGAAGACCTTTGTGCAATCCAAGAAAGAGTTCATTGACACGGGGCTGAAGCTGTTCGAGACCGTGAACGATGCCATGGAGCTGACATTGCTTGCGACGTTCTCGGTTGCAGCGGGGACATACACTGGCAGTTCCCCGGCTGCACTGTTCGACTGCTTCAGCGAAGGTGGGAACGATAAGCGCGGTGTTCTGGGCTGCACCTGGGCGAACGGCAATTTTGGTGTCAACGTCTATCAATCTTCCGGTGCATCGAATACTCTGGTGGACGACACCAAGTTGCAGCTGGCCATTCAGATCAAGGGCGGCAAGTATCGTATGACCCAGAACGGGACATTCGGCGCCTGGAGCAGCATCTCGAATTACGGGACCGGCAAGACGGTCTCCAAGAGTCTGCTCATCGGCGCTTCCTGGGGAGACGGCACGGCAAAGAGATTCTACTTTGGCGGAACGGTATATGACTTCCAGGTATATGGCAAGGCGCTGACGGATGCACAGGTCAAGACCCTGCTGGCGGAAGGCCTCGGCGGCAGCACCGTCACGCCCAGCCAGCCGGACAACCCCAACAATGGCCTACCGACACCGCGGTATAAGCTGGCGGCTCCGAAGACCTTTGTGCCGGCCAACAAGGAATGTATCGACACGGGAATCAAGCCGTTCGCAACCATCGACACCGGCATGAATCTGACTGTGTATGCCACCTTTACGGTGGCTGACAGTACAGCTAATGCGGTGACAACGTTGCTTGACTGCTTCAGCGACCTCACCAACGATCAGAGAGGCATCATAGTTTCAACATGGACCACCGGAACCGTTGGCATGAACATGTTTACCTATGCCAGTCACTTTGTCAAGATCGAGTCCGGGAAAAAACTGAAGTTCCTGCTCCAGATCAAGGGAACACAGTTCCGGTTCCTGTCGTACGGTTCCCTGACCGAATGGAAGAACATCCCGAACTATGCCGCGAACAAGACCGTGGATCATTCTCTGATCCTTGGTGCTTCCTGGAGCGGAAGTAAGGTCGAAGGTACCGACAAATCCCGTTTCTTCAATGGTACGGTGTATGACTTCAAGGTATTCGACACGGCGCTGACCGACGAACAGATCACGACCCTGATGGAGGCAAACTGATATGGTATACGACCTGAATGGCACCACGCTGAGCACAGGCGGCGGCAGCGGGATGCTGAACGTGCTGGACTACGGCTTCAAGGGAGACGGCACCACCGACAACCTGGCCGCATTCAACGATCTGATTGCTGCGCGCCCTGGTGAAACGCTGTATTTCCCGAAGGGCGTGTATGCGTTTTCCGGCAAGCTGGTGCTCGACCTCTGCTATATGGAGCTCGACAACGCCGAGCTGAAGTGCACGGCTGCCACCAAAGTGAACCGCTTTATCGAGATCCGCGGCAAGATGACCCCGCCTGAAACGCCCCAGCAGGACATGTTCATCCGGGGCAACG